CGAGACATTTGATAGAAGAGTTGAAGCTTTAGTTTTCTTTCTGGTGCTTCATTAGGGTTAGATCTATAGTCTTTTTCCACTACCTTTCTGTCGATTATGAGCCTGTGAGAGTTCAATACCGGTTCAAGAGTATCTATTATCCTTAATTCTTTAGTCTTTGTATTGCGTACGTCCTGTACTTCGCAGGGGTGATACCTCATAAGGAAGGGTTTTAGGAGTTCAGCAAACATACCACCACCCATATTTGACTCTACAAGGATTGTATTTACCTTATTGGTCTTGGCTATCTTGGATAGGGTTGTTAATACTGCGTCAGAGTAACCACCGTTAAGACCCCCTGCATCAGGAACGTATAGATTACCGTTTAACATCTTTACAACAGCGTAACCAGTGGCATCTCTACCCTTACCAGAGGGGTCAACGAACATAACAGAGCCTGTATATTCAATCCAGTCACCAAATTGTTGGGCAGGTCTGTAGAAATGATCACCATTAAACCCTACACAGGGTAATTCTTTGATTACATATTCGGGAGAAGAAGACCAGATTACCTTTTCTGGTGCATGATCAGGATTAACAGATGAGATTATCAGGTCTGATAGCTTGAGAGGGTATCTATCTTGGTCAGATAGGCTTGTATCAAGCATAAACTGTAGAGAGAACCCAGAACGGCCATAAGAAGCTTCTCGTTCCATTAGATCTATTGAATTGAACCTATCAGGGTCAACAGGGTCTTTAGGCTTTACAAGCTCTTCTGCAAGCCTCTGAGCTAACTTAGGAGCTAACCTATCACCATAGTTATTTTTAAGTTCTGGATAACGTGCAGTCCAGATGCGTGTTGTATATCCACGTTCTTCTAGTGTTAGATATAAAGATTGTTCTGTTTGTGGTGTACCAAGAAAGGTTATTTTACCGTTTGGTTTTAAGATTGCATCAAATTCTTTTACAGCTTCCGATAATTTATCTCTCATCGGTTGTGTAAAGCTGTTATTTGGTACTTCCACATCATCAGCAATCACTTCATCTGCTCTACTACCAGCCATTTGTCCTAGAACACCCTGAGACTTTACTGAAGGGGCGTGATCAGCAGATGCAGGTCCAACATCAAAACTTATCTTAGAGTTTCTCTGAGAGTCTTCTGGACGCAACGGAGCTAATATAGGCATCTCGTTTATAAGACGCATGGTGAAAGTAGAGAAATTATCTGCTCTATCCTTACTTGCAGAGACTACAAGAAACTTCAGTTGTGGATTCATCCGTAGTTTCCACACAACATAAGTACTTGTTATCCAACTCTTACCCACCCCTCTAAACGCCTGTATGATCTTTCTACGAGGTCCATGCTGTAAATACTCAGCTATGTCTAATTGAACTGGTGTGGGGTCAGGTAGGTTAAGATGACGCCAGGTAATGATTAGAAAGTATCTAAAATCTTGTAGTTTCTCAGGAAGCGGTTGCATAAATATCTTTTACTCGTTGTAGAGGGATAGCGGCTACTTGTGGCACTATAGAATTTCCTAATGCTTTAAGTCTGTGTGTCCAATTGGATAACCCATCATCTCCTCTACAAAGGCAGGGTTTAGACTCATAGGCTTGCCAGTTGCGGCTGAGAGTCGATCCTTTCTTGCCATAGCTGCTAGGCATTGTCCAGACTGATGATCCTCTTTGCTCATGCTGTATTTGTGTTCGTGTGCTGAAGGAGTCGGGAGTTGTTTGAATATGTCTGGAAGTGTTGGGCCGTAACCTCTCTCTTGAAACCCTTCCTTCTGAGGTCCTTTGTAATCTCTTGCTGTCGGGGTAGGCAACGAGCCACCATCTTGATCGCTGATGACAGGCTCCCAAAGAACTTGCTGATATAACTGCCCATTCTGCATCATACCCTGCTTCGGAAAGTTCCCTG